GCACGTAAACGCGGCAAGTCGTTCAAGTTGGCGTACATCCCCAAAGATGGCGCGTGTAGTGAGGAACTCGAATTTTTCAGTGCGGCGGTGTGGGCGGTCGGTAATGGCGACGCCAAACAACTGCATGTGATCATCGAAGAGCTTGCAAGCTGCGTGGAAACGTCCGGCAAACTCAAAGGCAAGGCGGGCGAATTATGGCGCGGTGGGCGTCAATATGGGCTTGTGCTGCATTCGATTTTCCAACGCGGGCAGGAAGTCCCCAAGACCGTGACCGAGCAATCACCTGTATGGTGGATTGGCGCGGTCAACTCGATGGCCGATGCACGATGGCTCGCGGATAAAAAAGGCCTGTGCGTTGATACCTTAGCAGGATTGAAATCAGCCAAGAACAACAAAGCCGCAATTGGCAAACCCATTGCGGAATATATGCTCGTTCGTGACGGTATCGGCAACGTCGAAAAAGGCGCATTCAACTGTCTAACCGGAGCACTTCAACGCTAAATCCAACCTATAGGTTAACCACTTAACCTATAGGTTGCGCCCGCTTTCGCTTCCTCTCAAATCCCTGTTTCATGAAATCACTTTTTAACCGTGTACAACCGAAAGGGACAACATGAAACAGCAACACAAAAACCTATTGATGGCACTGATTATCACGTTAATCGTGATTGCTGCTATCAACAACATCAGCGTGCTCAACCCAGTGCGTGAAACTCTTAACGGCGAAAATGGGTGGTTCTAATGGAAGCACTAAAACAACCTTTTAACCCGCGTCCACGTGAGCTTGACCCTGTTGAGGGTGTGAACTGGGGCAACCAAGCCACCTTGCGCTTGGTATCGGGTCCAACTTACCAAAACATTGAACTGGTGACGGACATTCTCGACGCGGCAGACATCGAGCGCATCACAGTGAAAGTGAACGGCCGTGAAATCGTCAACGTCACGGGTCAAGACCTTATCGACTTGCAAGAGCACAAGAAAGAGTACGTGCAAGCGGGTCGCTACGTGTTGAACTTCTCGGATTTGTCGATGCGTACCAAATTGGGTATCCGTACAGGTGAGCTTGTGACGCTGCAAGGCGAAATCTGGTTCATGTACATCCAGCTAAAAGCCAAAACGGGTGCCGCGGCACCAATGATTCGCGCTCGTGCTCATACCACGGCGGCACAAAGCCAACGCATTTACATGCCGCGCATCTATTCCCAAACGTGGTACGCCGCATCGAGTGGTCGCACACCGTTTGACTTTGCCGAGCGTAGCGCGGCGCTGTCTATCAAGCGTTTGCACCTCAAAGACAACACGATTGAACGTGTTCGCGTCCTGCGTGATGAACGTGAAGAGCTCAACGTCAACAAGAGCGATAACGCCTACGACTTAGCCGCGGCGGGTCGTGAGCAAAATGCGGGCTTCTTCTCGATGGACTTCACGCGTTGCGGGTTTGGCAGCGAAGCGCGTTTGCCAACGGCGGCCATGAAACAACTGGCGTTTGAAGTGGAAAAAACGGCACCGGGTAGCATTCCGGTACTGATTGAAGCCATCGAACAAGTGGCGGTGCCTACCGCGCAGTAAGGGGGCGTTATGGCGCAAGAGCAAAGCATGTGGGGTTCCATTTGGGATGGCGTCTTAGAAACGGGCGGCGAACTGATGACCGACGTCACCGACTTGGGCAAGGACTGGCTCGGCGTAAAGATTGAGAACGAAGCTCAACGCGTCGAATCCAGCAATCCAGATGAACAGCGAAAGCACAATAACGACTACCAACAACCCACGGGTGAGCCTGTGTACACCTCCGCGTTTGCGGGGGTGACCACCACGCACCTGATGATGGGAATGCTGTTCGTACTGTTGTTATTGGCGATGTTCTACGTCGCTAAGGGGAAGAAGTAATGCCGTTTATTCCATACCTGATTGTAGGTGCGGTGGGCGTATGGGCGGGCATCAAAGTCTCGGGCGGTTTTGACCGCATCGGATGGGTGCTCGGTCTGCTTCTGGTGTGTTATGTCCTGTACAAGAAAGGATTCAAATTATGATTGGTGGGCTTTTAGGCAATTCCGGCTCGATGCCAATTAGCGCCAACGGTGGTCCCGCGGTCAGCGGTGCCGATGGTGAATCAAGTGGCAGCCTCTCGGTGGGCAATATCAATATGGGCGGGGGCAATTCCACCACGTTGATGATTCTTGTAGTGATTGTGATTGCGGCGGTGTTGCTATGGAAAAAGAAGTAATTGAAGTCGTGACGCAATCGAAACGTGCGCTTGGGGAACTCAAGCCCGCGTTTCGCGCTTGCCCTGATGCGTACGTTGAATTGTGCAAAGCGGTCAAGGATGGCCGCGTGAGTCTGTATCGCCTAATCAGCAATGAAAATGATCTCATCATTGCGGGTGAGCGTGATGGTGATAACTACTTTTTGTGGGGCGTCGCGGGGCGTGGTCTGCGTTCGGGAATTATCCAGTTATGCAAAGTGGTGAAAGCGGCGGGCATGTCATCCATGACCGCCGACACCGCCTTTGATGGCGTTGCCCGTTTGGTGCGTTCAATTGGCGTCACCGCCAAGCAAGACGGTGACTTTATTCGTTTGGATTTGGGAGTGCAGTAGATGGGTAGTTCTAAATCAAAATCGAGTAATACCAGTAACACCACTAACGTCAGCGGTCAGAATGCCATTAGTGGCGATAACCTCGGTGTGGCGATTTCGGGTGTGAATAACTCGACCATCAACACCACCATGACCGACCACGGCGCAGTGAATGCCGCCATGGAACTTGGCGAACAGGCCTTTGAGTTTGGCGGGGAAATGCTCAACAGCAATGAGCGTATTTCGCTTGAAGCGATGGACACCACGCACGACATAGCCGAAACCGCCATTGATGAAGTGGCCGATTTTGCGGGCGATTCCTTGGCAACGTACGCCTCAACCAACAGTGAAAACCTCGATATGTTGGCGGGATTGGCGGGTAGCCAAGCGGCACAAAACTCGAAGAATCTGCAAGCCATGATGGACTTGGCGAAATTCAAACAAGACGGCGGGCAAGTCGAAACAAGCAAGATGATGGTCGTTCTGGCAATCGTGCTTGTGTTGGTGCTTGGCTACGTAATGGTGAAGAAACGATGAACACGCAACTAATCGCGGGTCAAGCCATCCCGCTAACACCAGATGGTAACTGGCTGTATCTGAAAGCGGCGCAAGCTGAGATTGAAATCTATCGGGAATCGTCCGGCGAGCGCGTCACGCTTGGTAAGTCGTCGGTATTTAACGTGGGCGAGGGTAAACACCTTGGGCGTTTGCTTATCTCAAGCCGCACCGATAACCAGATTGAAATTCAATTTGGCTTTGGGATGTTCACGCCGCCCGTTGAGGGTCAAAGCGTTGTGGTTCAAGCCTTGCCGAATGTGGTGATTGAACAACAGCCCGCGGTAGAAATCGCGCCCAATCAACAACTGGCAGTGAATCAGCTTCCCGCGGTTGAATTGGCCGCGAATCAACAGCTCGGCGTCACGACGTTACCGCCTGTTGAATTCAAAGCGCCGCAGCCCGTGAATGTTCAATCATTGCCCGCGGTCACGCTTGAAGCCGCACAAGTGGTGAAAGTGGATGAGCAAGTGAGTAGCGGTCTTGTGACTGAAGCCGTGAGCGTATTCCCGCACAACATTGCACACAACGCCACGCGCAAAGCCATCACGATTAAGGCGGCGAAAGCTAATAGCGCCTCGGTGTTTATTGATGCGTTTGAACTGGAAGCGGGCGAGCGCATCACCATTGAAAGCACGGCCGACATGATCTTAACAGGCACGGCGGGTGACGCCGTCACGACTATGGAGATTTAATGCATGGGACAAGTACGAGAAAACCTACCAAACGGTGACCCACGCAACAAAATTGAATACTTGGCTGATTGCATCGACGATGCCAAGGCGCAAGCAAGCGGGGAACCGCCTAAAAACTTACTGGTTAACCCTGATTTCTCGGCGGCTGAGTTGGACATCAACTGGCAAACGGATTTTTACGCCCGTTGGACAACTGGCTCCTTTACTTACGCGAACCAAAGTGAAAGCGAAATGCACTTGGGGCGCAGCTTTGGCCGTCCGGCGCCGTTTGGATGGGGCGTCGAAGTCAAAGCCGCGTCGTCTTATGCTCACAGTGCGTTTTATAACACCATTGGCAGCGAAGTAGAAAAGCGCGACCCGACAGCAAAGGCGGCGTTTTTCTTGATGGGATTTGGTGACGCTAAGGTGATTCATTTCAGCGTATTTAGTGCACCAATGGAAAGTGAAATTCTATACAACGACGAGAACGGCGAGACGCAGCGCAAAGACCTGTCTTATTCGGCTTACCTCAAGATGCACGACGATACGGTTTATCACCGTTTTGGTGTGGTTGAACTCGACCACAACGGCAACTTTGTTGATTACGTTGGCAAAGCCTTTTCGGAGCGTCCTGAGCCTGCCAAGTTTGTGCACTCCTGGTTACATGGTTTGAAGTTTAAGCCAGGGGGCATTTATGCCTTTTTCGTTGAGTCGGACATGAACAACGGCGGCAAAAGTTGTGCATTCACTGGCGCGGGCGTGTTCTTAAATCCAGACCAACAAAACATCGTGCCAGATTTAACGCCAAGCCTAACCGCAAAAGAAGCGTCGCGTTGTGTGGAGTCGTTCGGACGCTTCACCAAAGCCGACTTAATCGCGGGCGTTAGCGTGGATGTGGGTCGTTATCCAATGCCGTATGGCATGGAGAAACACCTGATTTTCTGTAACTGCCAAATCACGGAAACCGCCACGAAAGCGCCGATTAGTCCATCGACCATCACCAAGACCGACTACAAAACGGTGAGTGTGGTCGGGGATACCGTAGGCAGCCAAACGCACGGCCATTTAATGGCGTACTACTCGAAAACGCCCGTGCACTTGAATTACTTCAACTCAGTCAACTATCAAGCGGTGTAGTTATGCCGCTATTTATCTTTGTCATCATACTCTTAGGGATGGGAGCCTTTACTATGACAACCTCAACCACATCAAGCGTTCGCGGGATTCGCATCCATAACCCGCTTAACATTCGCATTGCCGCCAATGCATGGAAAGGCAAGGTGACGCCGTCACGCGACAAAGCCTTTGAAACCTTTAAAGCGCCCGAATGGGGCTTTCGTGCGGGAGCGATTTTGCTGCGTAACTACCAACTACGCCACGAACTGCACACACTAACCGAAATCATTCACCGCTTTGCGCCACCAAACGAAAACCACACGGCCAACTATGCACGTTTTGTTGCGGGTCGTGTGGGCGTCGGTATGGATGAGCGCATTGATTTAGTGAACAACAAGCCGCTGTTGGTCGAAGTGCTTCACGCCATGAGCATCATGGAAGTGGGTCGCCATTACAGCAAGCACACGGTACTGAAAGGCGTCGAGTTAGCTTAAAACGTCGTTGAAAACGTCATTGATAGCGTCATATGACGTTTGATTATATTAAGGAAAAAGTATGTTTGAACGTTCAACATTAAAAGGCTTTGCGTTATTGGGTTCGGTCATTGCTGCGGCGACGGGCTACGGCCATTTATTCAGCGTGGAATTGACCGATACGGGCGTCAATTTTGGCGGTGCGGTTGGCTTAGCGATTCCTGCCGTGATTGGCGCTTATGAAGCGTTGCCGGACAAGTGGAAACCGAGCAAAAAAGTAGGGGGCTTGGATGGAGAGCGCCCTAGTTAACGCCTTATCGGGCTTGGGCTTTTCGTCTGAATCGCTTGTGCTGTTTGCCTTGATGGGTATGAATTTGAAATACCAGATTGCTATCAATAAGCAGTTAACCCAAGGGCTGCAAGAAGTGCGAGAAAGTGTTTTGGTTCTAACAGCCACGCGCAACAATGAAAGCTAAGGCTTAAACCCTGCGAACTGGTTCGAAACGTTACTAATGACGATTTACACAGCGAGTAGGGAGCCGATACTTTTGGCGGGTCGATTGACCTCGACAGGCTTCAAATAAATGCCACCAAGCAGAGGCCTAAAAAAGCCGAACCCTTAGCGATGGGGTTCGGCTTATTTGTAATAAAAATTGGGTAGTATTCTAAATAAATTCCGACCAGTCTTTTATAGCATCATTAGTATAGCCCCTAAACTCGCCTGTTAACGCCTCACGTCCAAACCGATAATCATTGTCCGAGACTTGCTCAAAGTTTGCTTCTAAGAATCTTTTCATGTTGTCATTAATGTTTGTGTCTTTAAGAGATAGGAGCATTTCGTTTTCATTAATGGGTGTGGTTTTATTTAGTAGAATTAGCGCCGACATATCTATCAGAATCTCAGTAAGGTGAATTATGTCCTCATAATCACTGGGGGCTTTTCCTGACTGATAGAGAATACTCAAAAGGTTACACTGTCGCTTAAGTTTAAAAAATTCATTTAGAGTATCTTGGTATTTATTCTGAGAGCATTTGTGTGCAATGTAATATGACATTGCGAAACTTAATTCATCTACGTGATTAAATACATCGAATAACTTTGAATGTAATATCTCTTTCCTTCGGGCTGCTTTCCAAGAGCTGTATATTGCTAAAGCAAGAAGAAGCGCAAAAAACGATGAAATACTACCAATAGCAGCGAACAGGCTATTTGTAAAACTAATACCATCTTGGCTTGAGTTTAGCCCGATAAGGTAACCAAATCCAATTAAGGTAAATGTAGAGCCCATAACCAAAAACCAAATACTTGGTTCTTTATCAAACATACTTACATTCCTAATATCTAATAAGCTTGCACAAGTAAATTAGAGCTATCTTAGAGGATTCAGAGACTTACGCCAAGTTAAGTAAGGTAGTTGCAAAGTATGAGAGCGAGGAGTCTGAGTTTTAGTCCTTTCTTGATTTAGATGGAATCCACTCGGCAGCCTTCATCCGACGGCCGCCACGAAAAGGCAATAGATTTTCTTTAGCTGGATAAACCTTGGGATACTCAAAGTGTCCGTACATTTCAACAAACTGACGATGTTCGTCACGCCAAAACACAAAGCTCTCCAATTCTTTAGGGCTGAACTCACGACCGGATGGTGTGATTAACACAGCGCGTTGCTCACAAACTCGAAAACCTGACCAACGGATGTCGTTAGGCAAATAGCCAAGTGACTTGATGAGTAGAAGTTTTTCCGCCATAGGATTCACCGGAACGGTGCCATCTAACCAACGAACAACCGTCGGCTTGGTAACGTGAAAAAACTCGGCGCCTTGCTTAAGGGTTTTAAATTCGCGCCAGAACAGAGTGCAGAATGATTCGTGAAACATGACAACGCTCGCAATTTGATGAACAGACTAAAATTATTTTTTTCTTGTTTTTTCGCCTTAACCGAACGCCTCATAATGTGGCGGTCAGAGTTTCGGGCGAGTTTTGTAGATTGCGGGAAACAATCGCCAGTAATAGTACAAACGACTTAAACGTTTAAAACTCACAAAATTAAAATTTACGGCTTGGTTATCAGACACTTATGAAAGGCTTAATCAAAGAGTTAGACTTTGTTAACAAAACACCCCCTTAGTGCGCATTATGCGACGTTATGTTGAATAATGTTTCATATCAATTACATATACACCCTTTTGATTATCAGGGTATATATGACGAACTTTCGAAAAATGAGCAAGAATTACGTTTTTCGTGAATTTGAGTGTGGATTAAGTGTAGAAGAAGCAGCAAAACTATGTTTTAAAAGTGTGAGGATGGTCAAGTTATGGGATTCAGGAAAACCCATACCACCCGAATGCAAGCGGCTGATGAGAATGACCAAGGGGAGGGAACTAGCCACCTCAGAAGCTTGGGAAAATTTCAAAATGCACAAGAACGCGCTAGAACTACCGACGGGGCAGCTCGTAAGCCCACAAGAAATTTTAACCGGAATAGCGCTTCTAGAGATAGGAGCAGAGCCGGACATGGTGATAACCACGAAGATAATGAAGTACGTTCGAGCACTAAATAGGATTCGGAAAACGCAATAATAGCTTAGGGGCTTTCAGCCCCTTATTTTGTTTTTAACAACGAATATTTTCGATAGTTAATGCGCCAAAGTACAAGCCCAGTTAGTTGAATCAATACGCAGATAGTGTAAACAATTATATTTGACCAATCAGTCCCAAACATCGAGTTAAACATCGCGCTAACCGTCAATGGAGACAAAATAGTTAAGTTAAGCCAATTAATGACCAATGCAGCATTGGCCAAAGGATCCAACCTCTTAGAAACCAATATTGCCAAAAAGCCAGACAAGGCAGATAGCAAAAAGCCCATAACAGGAGTTATTACTCCTAACACACTGAGTAGAATCGCAACAATACCAAATGCTGTCATTAAGCACCTCAAGTCATATTAACTTAGGGTTTATACACCATTACTCGCTAACGCTCAAACACTGGCGCGCTACGCTTGCAGATAGTCTATGTCAGTGCAAAGCCTTAAGTTATGGGGGAATTTACCCCCGTGATACAGAACGGGGGTTTGCCCTCCGCTGCGCTCCTCCTCCTCAGTCTTCGTCGTCGTCACTTATTGTCGGGCAACCGCCAAATAGGAAAATCAATCTCGACACTCGATTGATTTAGAGAACTATGGGAGAGGTGAGATAGAGCCGACACTTGGGAGTGCCCTGGGCGTTTTGAATGGTCTAGCAGGAAAGGAGGGCGGCAGAACCCAAGTAAGTTTGGGTTGCTAACCGCGCCGATTAAGTGGGGAGGCTATCTTGAGTTAAGTGGGCGGCTTGGTGCCCCGTCGTCGCTCCGCAACTCCTTATCCCTGCGGGGCCAACTCGAAAGTAATAGAATGGTAAAAAAACTTCCCATAACGCCACCAATCAATCCACCCAGCAACATATCAAAAAGATAGACATCATTCATAAGCTCAAGAGCAGCGACAAAATCATTTACCGTTACATATTCATCATTCATTAGAACCACCAAATAAAAGCGCAAACATAATCACACCACAGCAAGATAAAACCAAAACATAAATTTCACGCACAGTATCAACAAACCACATCAAAAACTCACATCAAAAAAGAGTTTTCACTCATCGCTTGACCTCGTAGAGAGCCAATACTGGCGACATCCGTCTGAATGGAATCTACATCACGACCACCACGGTCATTAGTGGATGGCTCGCACGTTATCAGGCTTTTAAGCTCACCTTGCTTGAGGACCATTAAGCATTCGTCCAATAGCTCAAATTGGACATCCACAGCATCGAGATAACGTTTATTGATTGAATAAAGACCGTCGTCGGTATAGGCGTTAATCACAACATCAAAGTTAGCCGTTCTCAGGTTGATTCCGTTTTTCTGTTTAATGATCGTCTTCTTATGGAAACCAGACAGATAGGCAGATTGAAGCCCCTCAAAATAGAGAACATCCGTTACAGGAACAAAAGGAGAGCCGCCTTGCTGACCACTCGAATTAGCAACCCCACCGCTAGGTAAAACAGAATCCCCTTGAGCAGACGTCGAAGCCCGTCCAGCCGGAACAGATTCCAAATTTTGGCTGTTAGTTTTCGTCTCAAGTTCATCTGTTGAAACCTGACTTTCATCTTCAGTAAGTAAATCCATAGCGCCATAAATAAAATACACCGGACAAGCAATCATTAAGAACAAGGCTAGAAAGAATTTCGGAGAGCGAAACAGCGTATTCAAGCCGCCTGATTTAGTAGCCGCACCCGTACCCGTAGACTTATAAAGTAGGTGCGCTTCCAAGGGGATTTTTTGAGGGAATAGGTTTGCGTCTTTCTTTTGAGGAATGACTGGCTTAGTCACATTGGTAGGATGTTTGTATATCCACGGTTTGCGCTTAGCAAAGAAAAAACCATCCCTATTTTTGTGAAAGAAAGCTTGCTCAGCACACGCCTTGATTGAGCTATCTATCTGCTGCCAATCAGGAGAGAGCAACTCAATATCCCAGTTGTATTTACGATGACGCATAAAGCCCTCGTTATAAGTTAACGGGTAGATTATGCGACCATTTTCGTCGTATTCAGCCACGCCTAAGTCGTCTATCTCGCACGATTGCAACGTACTCAAATCGACAGGAACGTGGCGAGAATCGAAAAACTCCTTATAGCCTTTAGGTAGGTTTGGGAGGAATTCCTCTAAAGGGCGATATTTAATTTTTCGACCATCAAAGCCGATGTTTTTAGAAAAGATATCCTGACACTCATCGATGACAATGAGCGCATTGAGAGGACACCAACAAAAGAAATGCTGCCAGAGTTCAATGCCAATTTCAGAGCGCGAGAAAATACGAATCAACTTAGCAGATGAAGGGAATTTAATATTCAATCGCTTTTCAATTTCTTCTAAGGGCTGCATACCCTCAAAGTTGGTCACAACCACACGACCAGCCTTGAGTGCAGGGAGAATAACAAACCATGCCGTGTAAGCGGATTTATAAGAGCCATTGCCACCTGTTCTAATACTAATTGCCATTGTTGTTACCTCGACATTCTCATTACAAGTGCAGTAGTGGCGCAATTCGCATAAATAGCCATCCCATCAGGCACTTTAAATAATATCCCCCAATAACGAAGTTCAGAGGGGAGCAAGTTAAACAAATCAGAGAATAGGGAGCTAAAACCAATCTCATCTAATAATGTTGTCGCCACCAAATAAGAGATACGCAAAAACTCAATCATCACCATGAATTTCATTTTTATCCACCATGCTTGGAGCCACACAAAAGCCGCATCAAAATAGCTACCTGCATTACTGAAATAGTTAAGAATGGTCTCACCCATGTTGGTGATGTACTGAAAAAACTCATACATTAGAAAGCCCCTCCGATTGCTCTTATCCCTAGCAGGCCAAATACAAACAAAACCACCGCCCCGATGATTCCGGCGTTATCCTGTAACGCTGCCATAACTGCATTCTTTTGACGGACTACATTGCCGCGAACCGTAAGTTCGATGTTATGAGCGTTGTAATCACCACCGTTTACATCCGACGTAAAATTGAAGTAAGCGCGGTACTGGTTTAGCAAATCCTTATACTCATTTTTAAGGACAGTAATTTCAGCGTTTAAGTTGTGTAATTGAGTGGCCGAATAAAGGGGCACAACGGCACCACCACCGCCACCGTCAACCATAGGTTTACCTAAACCCTCAATAGCCTCGACCACATCACCAAAGCCTT